TGAAGGTGAAGTAAGATGGGTTTCTTACAAGCGAAGGATACGATTTCGGGACGTGAAGGCACAGCTTTTGCACAAATTAATGGTCAAAATGAAGAGATGTTCTATATTAAAACGCTGGAAGCAAAAATAGAAAAACAAAAAGCAGAAATTAAAACACTTGGCAGCCGTGCTACACAGCATAAAACCTCCGGCTGGTCGGGAACAGGCAGCATGACAATTTACTATATGACGCCATTATTCCGCAAGATGATGCTTGATTATATTAAGACCGGCAAGGATACGAACTTTACGATTAATGTGACAAACGCAGATCCTACTTCATCGGTTGGCACGCAGACGATCATGTTGAAGAACGTGAACCTGAACAGTGTCGTTATGGCGAAGCTGGATACAGAGAGTGACGTTTTGGAGGAAGAATTGGAGTTTACGTTTGACGATGTTGATATTTTAAGCAACTTTAATGCGCCTACAGTGTAATTTTAAATAACATAATTACCAACTAATATTCATTCAAGATGAGGAGAGCGATTGAAGATGACTACATTAAGCTATTTCTTTGCCCAAAATGCGGAACCAAATACGGAGATGCCATTCATTGTGTCCCCGCGCTTTAAGGATGACAAGGGGGAGCCGGTTGCATGGACGCTGCGCAGTATGAGTGAAGTGGAGAATGAGCAGTGCCGCAAGTCGGCAACAAAGCAGGTGAAGGGCAAGGGCGGGGTTGTTACGCCGGAAATCGACTTCAATGAATATACCGCAAAGCTGATTGTGGCAAGCGTTGTGTATCCGGACTTGAAAAATGCAGAGCTTCAGCAGTCTTACGGCGTTATGGGTGCTGAGGCGCTCCTGCGCAAAATGCTCTTGCCTGGCGAATATACCGGGCTGCTGCAGCAGGTGCAGACGCTGAACGGCTTCAATCAGGATATGAACGAGCTTGTAAATGACGTAAAAAACTAATTCGCGAGGGCGATGGCGAAGCGAACTATGCCTATTACGCCCTCCATAAGCTTCGCATTCTGCCGCATGAGCTGCTTGCGCTCCCGGTTCGCGAACGCGCCGCCGTCTATGCGATGATCGACATCCGTGTGGAGGAGGAGCGCAAGGCACAGCGTAGTATGCGCAAGAAGCGGTAGTGTAGGCTTTGGAACAACCGCGAACATTAGAGCAGCGATTTCACAGTCGGCATAGCAATGGCAGCTCCGCTGGGGCAGCTTGGGTGCAGATGGGGAATCGCTCTCTTCATCTTGCGGACAGGAGGAGGGAAGAGAAGTATGACTACGATGGCATTGCAGAGGCAGTTACAGTTTCAAATGCCTCAGTTAACGATGGAGCCACTCGTGAGGGTATTTGAACAAGTCAAGGGGAAAGTTCAGAAAGACATGGAAGATGCTATGAATTTGGCCGGCAGCATGTGGCGGAAGACGACTGAGACAGTAGGGCTGGCCAGCAATGCATGGCGTAAATCAACGGATGCTATGAATCGATTCATAACGGGCATCTATTTGCGCACCATGAAAGCAGAAGCTTCGACGCTTAAGTTTCCTTTCAATTTTAATTGGAAAGGGATTCCGCTCCTCTCGAAGGTATTCGATTCATTACGGAACAGATTAGTCGAAACCGTTAAAGGAATTGGCGAGAAGATAAAAACAAGCTATGGTGCTCTCAGTTCAAAATTGTTCGACGTCGGTAAGTCAATTGGAATGACGGCGATAAAGGGAGCTGCGGAATCGGAAGACATGCGAGCCAAGTATGGCGTTAAGTACGGGGGAGCTCAGAAAAGCGCCGAAGTGTTCGGGGCATTGCGAGGACAAGCGCTGCGAAATGGAACGGATGTCTCCAAATCACTGCAGTCTGGCCTTGAGCTATCCTCCATTTCTAAAAATACGGGTGATATCCTGAAAATGAATGAAATGGTGCAGCGCCTATCCGCCTTTCAAGAAAATGGAGGGAATCCGGCAGAAACTGCTGGACTGATGAAGGATGCCTATTTTGGCGATAGTGCAGGCTTGCTCAAACAGTTAAACATGCCAGTAAGTGCCCCAGAACAAGAAAAACTGGAGTTGTTCTCTAAAACTGGGGATTTAAGTGGGTTTATGCAGGCCTTTGATACCTTAATGGCAAAGGCAAACATGAGCCAAGCATCATTGGACATGCTCATGGACAGTCCGATTCAGAAATGGGAAGCGGCTGTCAATCGCTTCAATGGCATGCTGGCAGCTGCAGGAGAATCCGCGCTGCAAATTTTTGCTCCGGTTCTAGATTTGCTCAATCAAGCTTTTGTAGAGGGGAAATTTGATCCGTTTTTTGCAAGTATCCAAACAGGGATGATGTTGCTGGCTGAAGCAGCGTCTGCCGTAGCGAATTTTCTCGTCGAAAATTGGGATCTCGTACAAAACGCATTGATTGTTCTGGGCGCAATTGCGGCTATCACAGCGGCAGCTTGGCTTATACAATGGATTATCGCGGCGTGGCCATTATTTGCAATTGTTGGCGTTATCGTCCTTATATTAACCGCGCTCAATCAATTAGGGGTATCGACGGAAACGATAGTCGGGACTGTTATAGGGCTGTTCTCTTCATTATTCACATTTATTCGCAACGCAGTAGCGACAATTTGGAATTTGATGGTGTCTTTTGCCGAATTTTTCGTCAATCTCTTTATCGATCCTTTCTATGCCATTGAGAAGCTCATTTACGACATTGCAAAGAGTGTCATCGATTTTGTCGGAAGCACGATCAACTCATTAGTGGATGGAATCAATTGGCTTATTGGTAAAGTCAATAGTCTCACAGGCTCGAAATTCGAGATGGTCAACAAATGGAGCTACGACAAGATTATGGAGGGTAGGGAGCCAAAGAGCGATAAGGATGTCGTGAATTTAGACCATTTGCGAATCAAGCCAGAGGATATGACGGAAGCATTTGACAAGGGAAAAGAAACGTATGAGAAAAATAAAGACTTTACGAAGAATTTTATGCCTGACACATCCAAATTCATGCCAGGGGGTAAAACGGATCCGTGGAATGGAAATGGTGGAACTGTGCCTGGTACCGGTTCAGGGACAATGCCTCCGATGAACATCCCGAAAGTAGGCGAGGTAGGGAAAGTCGGGGCCATCGACAATAAAGTTGAAATTACGGACGAGAACATCGAGATGATGCGCGATTTGGCCGAAATGGACGCCATCCAGAACTTCGTATCTCTGACGCCGACAGTGCAGGTAAACACCGGTGATATCCATCAAGGCTTCGATATGGACACGTTAATCAATCGCATCGAGAAGAAGCTGGAGGAAGAATTCGTGTCAACGGCGGAAGGGGTGTACGGATGAGTGGATATCATATCTATTTGAGCTTCAACAACCAAGAGAAGGTCATTGAGCTGCCTGTAAATCCGTCTCAACTGGAAATAAGCGAAGCGGGGAACTTGCAGTCCTTCGATATTGTCGGTATCGGAGAAGTCGTGAGCATCCATACGCCGAAGCTGGCCGATATTCAATTCAGCGGCCTATTTCCACTCCATTACGGGCCATATGTGCATATTCCGCCTGAGAAGCTTCTGCCGCCTAGTGATTATATCATTCAACTGCGTGAATGGATGGAGACGAAGCGTCCGATTCGTTTCGTGCTTACGACGCCGACCTTCCATATGAATCTAGCTATGGCCATTGATAAATTCACTTGGCGTGAAGTTGCCGGCAGTGTGGGGGATTTGGAGTACGACATTTCCTTGAAGCTATATAAATTTTATGCAGCCAAAAAGGTGAAGTTGGATGGGAAGCTGACAAGTACGACCAATGTGCCAAAAACATCGCAGCCGCGTCCGGATGAGCGTAAAGGAACAAGCGAGTATATGACGCAGCCAGGGGATAAGCTGAGTTTACTTGCCCAAAAGTTTTTCAACGACACCAGAAAGGCAATCGACATTCAAAGACTGAACGGCATCTCAGCAGATGAGGCTCTGCATGAACTGGAACCGAATCGTATTCTGCGACTTCCTCGAAAGCAATGAGACACAGCGACGTAGGAGGTGAATATGTGAAATGAACAGGTTGGAAGTGTTGGTCGATAATCGCAATGGCAATGCGTGGGACATGTCACAGCTTATCTCGAGCATGACGTGGTCGACCTCCCGTGTTGGCAAACCTGCCAGCATATCGGTTTCCTTTAGTAAGGGAGCCATATTTCAAGATCGCAGCTTTACCATCAATAATGGTGATATTATTCGAGTGCAAGAAGATGGGGTGCCTGTGTTTTACGGCTATGTGTTCAGCATAGAAACGGACGAGAACGACACGGTGAAGCTGACTGCCTATGATCAGATGCGCTATTTGATGGTGAACGACTGGTGTATGCTTAAAAATGTGACCGCTACTGAAATCATTCGATATATTGCCAAAAAATTCGATATCAAGCTTGGAGAGTTAGTAGATACGAAGTATAAGATCCCAACTTTTATGGAGGACAACAAGAAGCTCTTGGATATGATGTTCCGTGCGCTTGATTT